CAACGCAGAACCGAATGAGGGTACACCCCCTGCGGTTAGGCATGGGAACCTCGTCCCCCTCCCCCTAATGTATCGCGGCACCTGCGTCTTGCAGACCGTGTCGGCGGCGTGGGCTGCACTGCATAGCTGCCCCGCCGCAGGGGGTACACCCTTTGCGGTATAGGATGGGCCCCGAGGGGCAAATGTCCAGAAAAGAATAAATGAACGAAAGGAGACAATCCAAATGTCAGTTCTCAAAGCGCACCGATCAGAAAGTAAGGCCGAGTTTGTCAACACAGCAAACAAAATCTATGTGCAGACTATCAGCTTCCTGTCCAGATTATCGTCACGATATTCACGGCTTGTGGCGGGTCAAGTAGCGAACCTCGCATCGGAGGTGATTGACCACACGGAGAAAGCAAACAGTATCTTTCCATCAGACACCACCAGAAAGGAACTGCGGAAGACCCATCTGCTTGAGGCAAGGGCGTCACTAATGGCACTCGATGTACATCTGTCACACTGTTATGACCTGATGATGACAAACCCATCGGGATGCTTTACCACAAGCAGCGGTAAGACGGTCAGTTCAACAGATGCGAAGAGGAAGCTGGAGCATATGGCACAGGAGTTGGGCGAACTCATCGACCACGAGAACAGCCTTCTGACCAGCGTGCTCAAGAGCGACAAAGGAAGGTAAGACTTTGAATATCATTGGGTGCATTTCTGTAAAACCTGTCGTCGGGAGTTTTTTAGACTTCCGGTGTTCCACTGCTAATTGGTGGGAGCGTTCCCCTAATTACAACAACGCCAACAACTTCTGCAATGTGAACACCAACGGCAACGCGAACAACAACAACGCCAACAATTCCAATGGGGTCGCCCCGGATTTCGTAAGCCAGAAATGGTATGGGTCAAGCGCAGTAACCCGAAGCAGGGTGAAATACGACCCTTACGAAAGGAGAAATGCTTCCCGTGACGAAAGTCCGAAACTGCCCTCTGATATCTCTGCACGGACGCCGCCGGTAATACGAGCGTGCATGGCGGGCGATGTATCTTACCCCGTTTCATGTGTAGGGATTAAGCAGGTTAGACGATACCCAACAAGACACTTGTACGGAGGGCGAATATTTTTATTATGAGCAGACGAAAAGGTCGTTATGAACGGCGCAAAGCCAAGCGGGATGTAAGGCGTGTGCAGCGCAGTGTCGCAGTTGGCGGGCTGCACGAAGTCTTTTCATTTCACGATTTATACACAGCAGGCAAGAAATGCTGCAACGGTGTCCGATGGAAAAACAGTGTGCAGAAATTTGAGCAGCACTTATTTTCCGGGACAGCAAAGCGCAGGAAATTATTGTTGGACAAAGAGTGGGTTCCTGCGGCCTATGTTCACTTTATGCTTTCCGAGCGCGGGAAGACCAGACCTATAGACGCACCGAGGATTCAGGACAGGCAAATACATAAGGCGTTTACGCAGAATGTGCTACTTCCGCTTTACAGGCCGAGTATGATATGGAACAATGGCGCAAGCTTGCCGGGGAAAGGGTTTGAGTTTTCCAAACGTGAGCTGCGCGAAGACTTGCGATACCACTACAGGCGACACGGCAGAGAAGGTCACGTTATCCTGCTGGACTTCCGACAGTTCTTCCCGTCGGTTTCGCACGAGATGATATTCCAGAGGCATAAGAAATTTCTGCTGAACCCGGACATACGCGAGGTGGGCGATAGTATCGTCAACACAGTACCCGGCGGCAAGGGCTTACCATTGGGCGTTGAGCCGAGCCAAGCGGAAATGATCGCCTTCCCTTCTGATCTGGATAACTACATCAAGTGCCAGCTATCTATCAAGTGCGCCGGTCATTATATGGATGACTATTATATCATTGTTCCGCCTGACAGAGATGCGAAGGAAATTATGCGGCTCATCATTGCAAGAGCCGATACGCTGCGGCTAACCATCAGCCCATCCAAGTCCAGAGTCATTCCTCTGACAAAACCATTCCGGTACTGTAAGGCGAAGTACACATTGACAGAGACGGGCAAGGTCATTGTCAACGGAAATCGTGACGGTGTGAAGCGAGCTCGCAGAAAAATCAAAGCGTTCTATTTCAAAATACAAAATGGCGAGATGACATATGAAGACCTGTGGACTTCAGTAAATGGCATTCTCGCCTACTTCGGGAGCTATAACGACCACGGGAGAATCCTGCGGTTGCGACGGCTCTTTTATTCTATTTACGGCTTCTCGCCGGAAAAAATCGAAAACTTTAGAGAGAGGAATTAAAGGTAATGAAGTACATCGTTCATAAAAGGTTCAAGGGCAAAACGGTCAGTGGTGAGGTTAATCTCCCCGCAATGACTCCCTGTGAGTGCGACGGCGTTGTCATCACATATGAGGGCAAGGTAATTTGCGCAGCAAAGAGTTATGCTGCGTTTCAGCATTTTACAATCAATGAGGATGGGATGGGAATGGTTCGCGGCAGATTGACGCGGGCAATTCAGAACGCGCTCGCCAAACGTGATGATAATTATCAGCAGCGGTGGGACAAGGTGTGGGAAGATCCTGTCTGTCAGCCGTACAAGCGCACAGACCACGAAGACCACTGGCTCTGGAATCAGGACTTTTTCAATGCAGATGTCGATGTGCTCAGACACATCGCACAGTTAGTTGACGCAAAGGAGGATGCATAAATGTATCGTATCATCAAAATTGATGGCACCGAGCTTGGCATCACAGATACTGTGAACTATATCAAAATCGGTGCAAGCGGGAGCTATGCTCCGACAGAAAAGAAAACTGCAATCGGCGTCGCGTTTCAGAGTGTCCCTTACAATCTGGCAGGCCATTCTGAAATCGAGGGCGCGGATACGGTCATCGTGTCGCAGGTTGACAGCGGTGCAATCATTCAGGAGGCAGCCTCTTATGCAGAGCTTGCCGCAGCTATTCGTGAGGGGGTAAATGAAGTATGACTGATAAGCAATATACTTTGGATATTATGCGCACTTACGGAAAACAGCGGGCACTGGAAGTGCAGACCGCAAGCGCCACAGCGACCGGTACTGAGCTGAATGCGCAGGACGGGTACATCCCCGACTTTCAGGCGGCTAAGGCAAAAATGAATATGCTGGACAGACACGCCGGTAGGACTGATGGATTCGTGTGCAAGTCCAGCGAGGGGCGTGTTGTGCGCCTGCTCCAGAACTATGACTCGACTGTCTATACCGATGAGCCGGAGTTGCTTCCTGCTCAGTGGGGATTCGTCTGGAGCCAAGACCCGGCGAAAGCTAAGCCGTTTATTGCACTGTCCACTTCCCCTTATATGATCGGGGATTGCTGCAGTGTTGAAGATACAGATGGTGTGATTCACGTCTATCGCTCCAAGATAGATAACAACACCCACTCTCCCCTTGATTATCCTGCAGGATGGGATGAGTGTGTTGATGTTGTAGTGGAGAATATGGGCGAGGAAGAATACGACGACTTGGTGGATGACCCGGAAATGGTAGATACCTCTGAGGAAGAGGAATAATCTGCGCACCAAAGTCCTGTTTTATCAACTGAATACAGGGGGTGGTACATATGGCTTCCAATGAACAGCACATATGGAACTATCTAAAATCGAAGGGCTTGAACGACTGCGGCGTGGCGGGGCTTATGGGCAACCTCTACGCCGAGTCTGGTTTAAGCCCTGTTAATTTACAGCAAACCTATGAACGCAAGCTCGGGTATACAGATACCTCTTATACAGACGCAGTTGACCACGGAATCTATGACAACTTTGTCAGGGACTCAGCCGGTTATGGCATTGCACAATGGACATATTGGAGCCGAAAGCAGGCGCTGCTGGCCTTTGCAAAAAACCACGGGGCGTCTATCGGTGATCTAAATATGCAGCTTGATTTTCTTGTAAAAGAAATGTCTGAAAGCTATCCGTCTGTATGGCGCACCCTGCACTATGCCAAGTCTGTGATGGAGGCATCCAATGCAGTTCTCCTGGGCTATGAGCGCCCGGCAGATCAAAGCGAAGCCGTTCAAAAGAAGCGTGCAGGGTACGGCCAGGGGTACTTTGACAAATATGCAAACGAGCAAAGCGACTCGTTTGACGTGGATGCCTTTGCGAGACTGTTTGCCGAGATGAGAAAAAAGCTGCAGGACAATGATTGTAGCGAATACAGTTCGGAAGCAAGACAGTGGGCAACCGGCTGTGGTCTGATAACCGGTAACGGCACATTCATCGACGGTGAACCTAATTATATGTGGGCGGATATGGTTACGAGGGAACAGCTTGCGACTGTGTTGTATCGGTTCGCCCAACTGTAAGAGAGGAGTGTTGATAGTGGTATATCTCGAAAACATCGTAGCACGGGATGGATATCTTGTTGACAGCGTCACAGGTGATAAGGTCGTCTTCTACGAGTGCGACCCAAACAAAAACAAGGAATGCAGCAAGATCCTTTGCCGTGCATCTATGCCTGAAGACGACGGTGATTTTGGCTTTTGCGCAAAGACTCCTAACCCTGCATATCGCAAGGACGGCGGAAGAGCTTTCTACGCTGTCCTGAAAGAGGATACTTACTGGGGGCGTGAGTACATCGACTGAAAATTATCACAGAGCGAGGTGAATGCAAGTGACAAAGAGTGAATGTATTGCCTGGGTAGAATCGCATATGGAGGTTAGGTATGCCACCTCCAATGGTGCTTACCAGGCGGGCAGAAAGATCAACCCGCAAGGATGCGTTAATCATTCTGTTGGCTGCGCACAACCGTCCGTCGATGTGTTCTTTAACATTATGAATAAGTCTTCGGCGGGCTGGGGTGTTAATGCAATTCTTGGAGATTTCCATAAGGGCGACGGGCGTATCCTTGTGGTGCTCCCGCTGGATGCCCGTCCTTGGGGTTGTGGTTCCGGAAGAAATGGCTCTTGGAACAACACCAAGATACAGTGGGAGGTTTGTGAACCGGCAGGGCATACATACGCTGGCGGCACAATGATCTCCTACGATGTTGCAAAGAACCAGACATTCTTTGAGCGTATGTGGAAGATGCTCGTGTGTTGGAATGTTTATCTGGTTGATAAGTTTGGGTACAGCATCGAAGGTATTTCTGACCACGCGGAAAGCTACAGAGCTGGATACGGCTCCAACCACGCTGATATGGGACAATGGCTTCCGAAACACGGCAAGAGTATGGACGCATTGCGTCAAGAAGTTCGGTCGATCCTGTATGGTTCCGACAGCAGTGCGCCTTCTACCACAAGTTATACAGGTAGAGTTACTGCATCCAGTGGTCTAAACTGCAGGGAGTATCCCGTCAGCGGCGCTGTGATTCTGACCTACCCGAAGAACACCGTGGTGTCTATCACCAAAGAGCAAAACGGGTGGGGGTACACAGGCGTCGGCTGGGTATCTCTGGAGTACATCGAGAAAATCGCCCAGACAAATCCAACAGAAACGGAGGATGATGAGGATATGGATGTGAAGAGATTTGAAGAGCTTTGGCTCGAAATGCGCAAGGGTATGCAGGACAACGATGCCGGTGATTGGAGCGCGGAGGCTCGGCAGTGGGCGACCTCTACCGGTCTGATTGTCGGCAACGGTACTACCATCAACGGCGAACCCAACTGTATGTGGGCAGACGTGCTCACAAGGGAGCAGCTCGTGTCTGTCCTGTATCGTTTCGCCGTGATGATGGGTAAGGCGTAATGATTATCGTCACTACGCCGGGGAAACATCTGCGCAAACGTGAGCGGAAAAGAGGGCTGGAATATTCCAAAAGGCTTATCTCGGATATACGGTGGCTCTTATGGGTCGTGACGGTCGGCGGGCTTATGCTTGCCGGTCTTTGTATTTATATGGGATACCTTGGCTCTCTTCCTTGGCTCTCTGCTATGGTCGGTCTGCCGTGGACGGCGCACGGAGTCGTGTGTTCGTTCTATCTGAATATGGCGAAGTCAGACCACAAGGTAAACGGCATCACGTTTGAAGCAGCAAAAGCAAATGGGTTCTCGGATATTACCCCCGGCACAAGCGGAAGTGCCGAGAGCCCCGGAATCTGAAGTAGGAGGTAAATGGTATGGAATGGATTGATTATGTCGTGTCTATTCTGGCCGGTCTTGCAGCGACGATCCCCCTTATCGTTCAGCTTGTGAAGTATGTAAAGGCAGCGGTCAAGGAGAAAAACTGGGCCGATGTGCTTGACAAAGTAATCAAGCTGATGGAAACAGCGGAGTCAAAGTTTGCAGACGGCGCAGAGCGAAAAGAGTGGGTGCTTGCTATGCTTAAGGCCAGCGCCGACAGTATCAACTTCGACATTGACTATGAGACAATCGGCAATATGATCGACAAGCTGTGCAATATGAGCAATGTTATCAATCCGCCCGCTTCTGCCAAGAAAGCGGGTGAATAATGGTACATGATTAGTTATCTGGAATACCTGGATGTCCCTATCAAGGTGGGACTTATCATCATTGGGTGTTTCCTTGTGATGCAGATTATCGGAGAATTTCTTGAGTTCAAGGGCAAGGTTGTACCGGAATTTATGAAGGTTCGCAAGTTTTTCTCCCGCAGGAAAACGGAGAAGGCCGAGTCTGCTGAAATGATAAAGGAGGTCAAGCAACTTCTCAGCGATGTCAATGCCCATTACTCTGAAGATAATATCACCAAGCGCAATAGTTGGATGCAGTGGGTCAATGACCGGGCAGTTGTATATGATGAATCTATCGTGAAGATCAGCAGTGAACTTGCAGATGTAGCTCAAGCGCTTAAGGATAATACGCAGCTCACAGAGGAATTGTTTATCCAAAGCAGCAGGGATAGGGTTATTGACTTCGCTACAAAGGTTGCAAACGATGCCGCTGTTGTATCCAGAGAAGAATTCAACAGAGTCTTCAAGGTATACGAAAAATATGAGAGATACCTTGAGGCGCACGACCTGACTAATGGCGAGGTTGATATTGCCTGCCGCATCATCAAGGAAGCATATGAGAACCGGATGAGAAATCATTCGTTCATCGAGGACGTTCGCGGGTACTGATAGGTGCCCGCTTGAAAACCAATCTGATATTTTTGTGGGTGTAAATATCTGATTATCTAACATATCAAATGTTAGGGTTCAAAGATTATGGGAGAGTTACTCTTGCGATTGCGGGAGTGGCTCTCCTTTTTTTGCGCAAAAAAATAAGGGCAGGCACGGATGTAACTCCGCCCTGCCCTTGCAAAACTATGTTCCCTCAGAACGCCGTATAAAGCGATTCTGAGGGATTATTTTTCGTCGTGACACCGAGGGTGCCTCAGTAAAATAAATCGCTCACAGCGGCTCCTGAAGGCTTCTGTGGCGCTTCCTGTTTGCTTATAACACTGTTGCTGATTATCAGCAGCATTCTTATAAACAAGCAGAGATATGTATCCCGTCTCTGGTGGTGAGACGGTAAAAATGCGCAAGAAAAAACACCCTTGCTACTGCAAAAGTGTCTTTTCAGAGGTCGTTATTGTGGGCTCACAAGATTTGAAATGGTGTAAATCAGGTGTAAAACAGTAAGATTTCTCGCCTAAAATCCCTGCAAAGCCTTGTGGCACAAGGGGTGTGTTAGTCGAGGGGTTTCATTGTGGGGATGTGATTTCGGATACCGCATATGTTCTTAAATGCCCTTAAATCATTGCTATTCCCGCACATTTCAAAACCTTCTTACACATAATTTCTTCTTTCTTCTTATAACTTCTCTCTGAAAAGGTGTAAAACCAGGTGTAAATTCGCTTAGCTGATCTTTACCTTGCCTTCGAGGTTTGCGAAGCTTTCCTTTTTCTTCTCTTTTGTTGCTTCATTATAGATATCCATCGTGGTAGATATGTCAGCGTGACCCATAATCTCTTGGATTACCTTCAAGTTTGTTTCGTTCTCGCAGAACCGAGTGCAGAAGGTATGCCGTAGGTTGTGGACGGTGAAATGAGGGAGCAATACCGGCTGTCGCTTCTCCTTCTTTGCACTCTCCGTCTCCGCCGCATTGTAATCTCTGGATATCCTCTCTATCGCTCTGTTGATACAATGTGGACTAAGCGCATCGCCATAGCGGTTTGAGAAAATAAATCCGCTGTATCCATCTATGACCGTTTGATTAAAGCCAACCCTCATTTGTCTGAGACGCTCTTCAAGAAGGGCTTGCCTTACTGCGTCAAACATAGGTATGATTCGCGTACCGGCTTTGGTTTTTGGAGTTGATATGTGGAACACACACCCGCTTCCGTCTTCCTGTTGTCGGTAAACCAAGCTATGGTCAATGGTAATTATCTTTTCTTGGAAGTCACAATCTTCCCATCGCAATCCGACTATTTCTCCAACACGACAACCTGTGCCGAGCAGCACTGTAAACAGTGGGAGCCAGTGACGATAGGTTCTGCTGTTTTTGATAAAGTCTATAAAAGCAGATTGTTGTGCTTCTGTCAAGGCGTGACGCTTAGGTTTTTCCCAGTCGTGGCTCTTTTTTATTTCGGCCATCACACCATCGGTAGGGTTTAGACGAATCAGACCGTCTCTCACCGCAATCGTAAAGACTGGGTGAATGATGGTGTGGATAATTTCCATACTGTTTGGCTTGAACCCAAGATCTTTAATCAGATGGATATAGAATTTTTTGATGTCGCTGTACTTGATCGAGGCGATATCTTTACAACCGATACCATCTCGCACATACTTATTATACATATACTTATAGTTGGTTCTGGTAGTTGGCTTCAACTCGTACTTCGTTTCAATATAATCATCGAAGAAACGGTTGAGCGTCGTCCGATATGCCTTGTATGAGTTTATCCCATCTTCAACATCGCGATTGACTTCTTTCTCCATATCCCTGAGCGCCCGACAATTTCTTTTGCCTTTTGGCACCTTGTCAGTATCGACCAGTTTCCAACTGTATATGCTGCGGCGTTCCCCCTTTACATCCAAGTAACGGTACTCATATTTGCCGTCGTTTCTTTGCAGCTCTCCTTGGCGGAGAAGTCTGCCCTTATTGTCGCGTCTCTTCTCGGACATGATGCAACTCCTTCCGATTAGAGCCCACAGTACGACTACGGTATTATAGCATAGTAGGCTCTGATTTTCAAGGTATACCTATATTAAATTGTGTCGGTCTATAAACTCCTCAAACTTTCGCTTTTTGATTTGAGGTCTGTTACCATTCCACAATATGTATTCTGCATCATCATTTTCGCTGATTAGTTTGCGCAGCTTGTTTTCTCCGATGCGGAAATATGCTGCAGCTTCTTCGACGCTGAGTGTGTACCGTTCCCAGAACGGGATCTCTGCTGTCTTATGCACTACACCACCTCTTTTTGTAATAGAAAAATAGGGCTGGCAGTTAAGCCAGCCCCGCTTTACTTCTTGAGTATCAAAAGGGTCATCTATTTCTTTGTGTCTGTAGAGCCCATACCGCCGTTTCTTACGGCACTTGCATTGTCGGAATAGGTGATTCCATACGGCAGGAAGATAGCCTGCACAAAGCCATCTCCGGCCTGCACGGTGAAGGTTTTGCCTTCATTGCTGTCGTTGGTGACTTTTGCAAAAATGTGCCCCTCATTGTCCGAGTCATAGTAGTCGCTGTCGATAACGCCCATCGTATTGTTAAGCTGCAGACGATACTTAAATCCGAGACCACTACGGGGCAGACATCCAAGCCACCAGCCGTTGTCAATTTTTACACGGATACCTGTGGGGATCTTCAAGGTAGCACCCGGTTCAAGTGTGAAAGTAAACGGCGCTTTGAAGTCATAACCTGCGCTGCCGCCGGTTGCACGCTCCGGCAGTGTGAGAGAATCATATGCTGTCTCAATAATCTCTTCATCATACTCGGTGGTAAAGATTTCTTTCATCGCAGAATAAAACTGATCGTAGCTGACTTTTTCAAATCTGCCGACCCTGCGCTTACAGCTGTCTTTGCGAACCAGAATGATTACCCAAATTGCAAGCAAACATTGGGTAACGCACAAAGCACAACTCAATACTGTCATATGCACACCTCCTTATTCTTTGCGGAGCGCCTTGGCAATAAGGCACACCGAAGCGACGATAGACGCAACTCCCGCTGCAGCCGTAATGACATCAAGAGCTGTATATTCTGTGTCAATTACGCCTTCGAGAGCGGTTGTGATTTCATCATCCACATCATCATAGGCACAACCACAGGTACAGGTAATATACTCGTCGGGTTCCTGCGCAACTGTTTCTGTCACAGTCTTTTTAATGACCTTGCCGTTTTCGTCATACTCATATGCGGTTTCAGTTGTGTTGACCTGAGTCTTCATAATCGATACCATAATTCTGCTCTCCTTTTATTCCTTGATATAAAGTCCGCAATGGCACATACCCTTGTCCATTTCGCGGAACTCTTTACACATACACTTGGTGTCTTTGTTTTTCAGCAAAGCGCACGGGCAGTACCCACCGTTGTCTTTGATTGCTCTGCGGATATACGCGGCGTACTCTTTGTCTGGGTTTACTTTGATTACCATAAGCACCTCTTAGAATTGTTCCTTATGTAATGCGACATAGGCATTATTAGCGAAGTCGATGCTGTACTCTCGCTCTGCCCATTCTTGATCGTACTGATTCCAGATTGGCTCTGTCCGGCTTATTTTCACTCTTACAGGACGGGAGTCTTGGGCAGCTCCATATACAAGCGAGATATATTCCTGTTCGAGGAACAGGCGTGGTGCTTTCATCCGTCTATGTTGGATTGCGCCATCTACCTCGATCTCAAACTGGCAGATAAAAATTTCCATCTTCTCTTCTATCTGAGTATGAAGCCCCATCACACCACCCTTTCCGCATATTGGTTATCCGAAGCCAGCTCTACGCCAAGAGTCTCATCAAAGCGATGTGGCCTATTCGGTACGAATCGTCCAAACTTTACGATGATATTTTTATAGTAGGTTGACAGGGCATCAAGCTGTTCCCTGATTTCATCTGGGTAGTACCCTGTGTAAATCACAACATCGTCATCGCAGCCAAATACATTGCGCAGAGAAAACAGGAACCGTTCAAGTTCTTTGAATTGCTCAAACGGCTCAAGCCCTCCAAAGACGATTGCTTTTGTGATCGGGTTGTTCAGATACCTTTGGCAGAGCTCTCGGTTTGAGATAACGATGGGGGCGCCGGAGCGCCACCCATCGTTTTGACAGACGGACAGAGGAATGCCAGCTTCGATGCAGCATTTACCACCACAGGAAATCGTGCCGATAAACATAGCGGGTTTCTTGTAGTTGGTGAAATCCTCATCAATGACTGTCTTTACCCTCATTCAGACATCGCCTCCGCATATGTGTACCACTGGCGTGTGGTAAACTCCTTGAAGCGATCCTTGGAATAAGCTCTGGACGGAACGAGGTACCCAACAATCCGCTGGTATGTATCGAAGACCGGTTCACCGCATACCGGGCAATGGTCTGTCCCAATAAAACCGTGGTGGTTTTTACACTCGTTGATACGGGTATTGAACGCAAAATAGATTACGCCTGACTGCGCGATTTTATTGAGCATATCCCACGCCATATCGGTGTTGGGGAAGTTGGATTCCAGATTGATGTGGGCGATACTGCCGCCGGAACACTTCTCGTCCAGAATGGAACAGAGCCGCAGCTTTTCCTGAATGGTACATTTGGCAGACAACGGAATCCATTGATTGCTGTAAATGAATTTGTCATTGAGTTCGTAGATTACATTATCCTTTTGGCAGAGGATGACTGCTGCTCGCTCTGCCGGAACGCTCTCAATATTAAAGGAGTAATCATCTGTGAAGCTATCTTTAACATCATTGAGCACCTCAAAGATTTTACTGGCAAACTCAATGCCCTTATCGGTATAGCTGACATACCCGAACTCGTCCACCTGTGTGTGACCAAAGGCTTCAATGACCTCGTACAAGCCGAGGATACCCATCGTGCAATACTGCTTGTCCATCTCAACCGCGCCGTCTTGGTAGTTGGGAAGAAGTCCTTTTTCTACATTGCGCCTGATAATGTGACGTACCGTATCAAGAGTTTTGCAGCAAAGTAAGGCACGCTTTTTGAGCAATGCCAGGTACTTTTTCTCATCACACTCTGTTTCAAGAGCGATGCGCATCAGGTTGATGGTGTTCACCTTGACGGAACCAATGGAAAGAGCTGTGCCGCCGATTGAGTTGATGAACGCATTGAGCTTGGAAGTGTCGGACAGCAGACGGCAGCAGTTGGATAGAGTGGTCACATCGCCGCTGACAAAGAAGTTGCTGTCATTCCACATTGTATTGTGATCCGAGCACCATCGGGCAAACTGTTCGTCCACGAATCTACCGTTCTGATAGAGTAAGCTATAGGTCAGCACCGGAAAGGTGAACATATTCTCGCTGCGGATTTGGGAGACGACCTCCATAAAGGTCTTCTGGTGCTCGATGAGCTCTTCCACACAGTCAATAACGTATGTACCATCCGGATATTGGACACCTCCGAACAAAGCCTCAATGTAATTCCGGTCAAAGATCGAGACATTGACGAACGCTGTCTGGTCGATACGCATAAAGGGCTGGTTCAAACGGTAGATGAACTTCTGGAAGCACTGTCGAATATAATAATCCTCGTCTTTGATGAAGTATCCCGTTTCACAATCCTTTTTCCAGAAGTAATATGTCCAGATGAGCACGTTGGGAATGCCCACGGCGCCAGAACTGCGGTTGGACATATAGCTGATGTACTCAATTACATCATCCATAAAGGTTGTCAGGTGTTTCGGAGCCTGATTATTGTAGTTTTTCAGGAAGAACAGCCCCTCTGTCGCAAGTCTGGTCAGGTCGTATGCATAACAGTAGGGCAGATAGGTGGCCGACGAAGCATCGTGGAGATAAAAGCCTCCGTTATACTCGGTCTCAAGCCACTCTTTGGCAGTTCGCAGGTTATATCGCTTCTTCATCTCATAGAAAATCTTATTAAAAGCAAAGAGCTTGTCGTGCGATTTCCCCTTTTCATTCAGAAGACTGCGAATATCCTTGTTGGAGGCATTGGCATTGGCGTCAATGGTCACATCGGCGACGTTCCTGTCAATGAAACCGTCAATGAAATCGGAGAAGTTGAGCTGAGACTCGTGGAAACCATTCAGAAACTCAAAATCCTCCCCATATTTCTCGTTCATCGCAGCCATTGCCTTTTCAAAATCACGATTCATTTTAAGAGGGATGTTCATTTGTCGGACACCTCCGTCTTACGGGCTTGGTTCACCCATTCATTTGCCTGAGCAAACGAGAGAAGCTCGCCGCCGACCGAGAGAACAGGCGCTTGAGCAATTCCAAGTGCAAGCATCTCGTCTACAGAATGATTCTCCGTATACTCAATGGCTTTGCTGTCCAGTTTCTGCTTGAGAACTTTGCATTTTGGGCAGTCGGTTGAATACAAGACGACATTCATATGACCCTATCGACCTCCTTTACGGTTTATTATTCGGAGTAGGCGTAGTTTGCGATGACCGAGTACGCCTCCTCCCAATCAGTGACGCGGTACATACCGTTTCCATCGGCGTCATAGTCGCGATTGTGCGGCGCATCCATCAACACCTTGAGATAATCGCCGCCCTCGAGATTGTGTACGCCGTCGTCAACGAGTACGTCGCCGCGAATCATCTGCTTACAGCTTGTAATGATGACATCGTTCCAGGTTAGGAACGGAAAATATCCAAACAAGACGGCATCCATCTTTACCCGCAGTGTTTCGTATGCAGAGTTGGTCACGATGAATACTTTATGCCCGTCTGCGATCAATTGTTGAAGTGCATCCGACGCCCCATCAAACGGTTTGACGCTATACCATAATTCATCACAGAGAAGCGGAGCATACACCTGTTCTTTTGTCAGTTCCGGAAATGCCTGAGAGATATCCCATTGCCTTATATCATCGGGGTTTACATTGGTGCCATAGAATCTATTTATCCACGACACCCACACGTTGAGCAGCCCTTCTATCGTATCATCCATATCGACCAACACTGTCAAACGCTTCATAATCTACTCCTTCGCCACTTCGTCAAAGGTTATTTGGTGTGAGCCGTTGGCGTTGACCACCCACTGAACAACCGCTTCGCGCAGATCTTCCAGCGAGCCATCATTATATATGTAATAATCGGGGGTTGAGTTGTCGAGAGCCGTTTCCGATGGATGTAACTGCTGTTCAGGTGTCAGTGGACTTGCAAATCCATCTCGCACAACGCGAATATGTGTTGTTGAAAAACCGTTATTCTTTAGATAATCAACTTCGTTCGGGAATCGGCAGTCGGGGATGAGTACATAGTCCCATTCACCATAGAAAAATGCGAGCATCTCTCTGATAAACCTGACCCAGTAATCCTCGTCCTGCGTTCTGATAACATCAGTGCCAACATATTGGAGCAGGGTTCTTCCTTTCTCGTCTTTATTACCGTCCCATCCGAATAATGCCTTGCATACATATTTGACAAGGTCTCCGTAGTGAACGGTCAAAACAGAATACCCATCTGCTTCCAATGCTTCTCTTAAGAATCCTGCCGTCGTATCCTTTCCGTGCTGAGCTTTACCGGAAATCATAATTACTTTCAACGCATCAACCTCCTGACATAATGTAATCTAAGCTTATATGTTTTCACGCGGGTCTACCCCCGTCGTTTCCGCCGCTGCTCACTGCAGCCAGCACAAGCAGCAGTGCGGCAAAAGATAATAATATGTAATCCATAGGCGTCACTCTTTCTGACGCCTTGGCATCAAGCCGCAGGTATTTTTCTCTTTACAGAAACCCATGTACCTGCACTTCGGCATAAAGTAGTAGTCTATCAGGTACTTCCATTCATCGGAGTAGTTACGAAGAGCCGCAAGCACATCTCCAAACAAGCGGCGATATTCGTGGTAGGCTCTGGAACACATTCTCTGATGAGACATATCCATCAGGTTTCTTGCGTTATGCTTGCAGACAATCGTAGTCTCCATACCAAGCGGCAATCCAAGTGCTGAGTCCTCGCGTGGTACGCCAAGCGACTCAAGTTCTTGGAGAGCGCTGGTGATATGCGCCATCAGGTCGTCATAGATATTCAGCGCGTCGCTGTTATTCTGGATGCTGGGCGGCGTTACATAGGCAAAACCTTTCTGATAATTGATGTATCGGGTACTGGCCTGCAACCTTGTGGGCGCACCGCCGATATGGGTGTACCACTCTCGGATTACTCTTGCGGAATATCCATCGAGTACCATATAAACATCGGGGAACTCGAAAGTGCGACCGTGCTCACTTTCAAGACAATCCAGACCTCGCTTATAGTTCTTTTCTTGATCTGTGATATCTGCCCCCCAGCAGATACCAGCCTCCGTACCTATCATCGTGATTGGATTTTTGGTGGTGTAATCTTGAATGATAACTTGACCCATAGGCATTCTCCTTTTACTTATATAATTCCGGGTAGCTGCTGTAGCAGAGGTACGTATAACCATAGTAACTGTCATACAGTTCGAGATATGTACCACTGCCTTGCCTGTGTTCTGCCTGGAATACTACTGAACCGTCATTGATGAGCCGCTCACCGCTAAGCAGTCTGCTTGCCGCTTCAACACAGTCCTCAAAGGGAATCAAGTTTCTGAAATAGCTTGTATTTGCATTTCCATATTGACCCTTTTGATGGATTACTTCTGTGATCGTGTTGGGAAATTCAACAGACGCCACACGGTTGAGAACCACTTCGCCCACCATCATCTTCCAATCCATCGGCAGCCACGACGAGCCCGCCTCAGCGGTAATGATTTTGGACAACTCGTTCAAATCGTCAAAGGATATCTTGGGATAATCCATTTGGAGCGTGTCAATCTTCAGGTTTCTCTTGAGCTCTGCCTCTCTGCCTGCAGAGATATCACCGCTCAAACAGCACTCCATCATAAGATCGAGATAATCTGTCTCCATTGAAAGCCCAACATACTGTTCGGTTTGTATGTGCGATTTTACTGCAGTTGCGACCACCGGTTCCTCATCATCCACCCAGGCATACACCTGCGGAGTATCCTCATTTTCATTTTTCGTTCCGACTACATTTACTGTGTTTATTTCCTGCGAAGCAGATGCTGTGCATCCGCATACAAAAAGGCACACAGCAACTGTCAGCAGGAAGATAGTGAAAATTTTTCGCATTATTTTACCTTTCTACTGTCCGTGAAAAGAGCCTTGAGTAAAAGCTCTCGGCTCCCACAATGTATTTCTTTCAGCGCTTACGCGCCGCTTCTTAAAAAGCCGCCCAGAAATTCATCGAGCGCTTTTGTATCACCGGGGTTAAGCTCTTGCTCCTTAACCTCTGGAGCAAGCACCGTCTCCGCAGGTATCGTCATAGTGGTATACCCGGCTAACTCGTTCAGTAATTCCCGATTTATATAGGTGGCATTTGCTGTAAAAGTGATTCCATTCCCGTTGGTAAAATTAACAAGCGGAGCATCAGCGACTCCGCGTACTTCTACCCCATCCCACACGCCGGTAATACCTGCTGGCTCTGCGCCCGTGCCTGTCCACACCAATGTGGTATTGTCGCCAAGTGTGACTGTCGTATCAACCCCTGTGACTGTTACATCTACCACTTGCGCTGCATCAATATGAGCAGTGGCAGTAGCATTAGGCGCTGCATCAACGAACGAAACAGTCAGACCGGTATCAACATATTGTGCTGGTGTCACACGGGCAAGCCTGAATAACCGTTCGTCATTCTCATCATTGAACAGGATATAATCATTCACCTGCACGCCGTCGTAGTGCTGGAAGTTGCGGCTGTGAATGACAGGCATAAAGTAGACATCTCTATGCTCCTCGATAATGCGGCAGACAGGCACACCGTAATAAAGTCCGATTTCCTGTCCTGGCCGCCGCACTCTGTCATTCCCCAGCTCGTAGCGAAACATCGCCTCAAGAGCTTCCTCAGATACAACAAAAACGATTTCGGCATTTGGGCAAGTAAGCCGGAGTTGTTCGTATTCGCGCAGAGCAGCTTCTGCCATTACTTCGTAATCAAGTCTGGATATCATTCGTCTTCCGCCTCTCTAATCGGAGATACCTTACATTCCTCTACCGCTTCATCAAAGCAATCACAGCAAAGCTGGTAGTGGACGCCGCAGCCATCATAGATGCTGCCGTACTCGATCTGTCTATGTATCGTGAAATCCTGCTGCAGGTCGAAAATATCCAATTCTTTCCCGCACTTATTGCAGACTTTCTTTTCTTGCAACCTCTGCACACCTCCTTATTTGCTTACCAAATCTATGTTTTATATAACCTTAAAACTGCCCAGAAAATCTCCGAGTTCTTCGCTGAACTCCATCTCTCGCTCGCCGAACGTAGGAAGACGCTCACAACCCTTGGCGTCAACAATCCAAAGGCTGTCCTCCAGGCTGTCTTCGTACAGGATATACTGGAATGATCTGCCTCTCAGCAGCTCTGGTCTTGCCGCAAGAATATGCATCATACTGCCGCACGGAGACGTTGCTACAGCATAGCCAGCGCCAATACCCCGGTTAATTTTCCACCCTTTCAAATATCCTCTATCAGCCTGCCGCGCCATTTCATTTGCGAACTCATCTACATTAGAAGCGGTTCCGAGTATGATACCGAGGTTGGCATCCGGATTTCTGGCGCAATCGTCTAAGGCTTGAAGTAAGCTTTCGGATGTTAGGACTTTCATATACCACCTCCGTCATACAACCTTACTGTAAGCCAAGAGCCTGAAGTATTGACCATCTCTCTCATACTTTTGGCAATGGATGATGTCCCCCTCCTTGATAGGGTCTTTGTCAAATACTCTTGAGAATACCGTGAAGCGACTCTCTTTCCCACTCCCGATAGATTTCGTGAAGATGCTGTAGCCGAACCGTTTGTTGTCCGACTTTCTATGTAACGGCTTTACATCGGTCACATAAAGCTTTCGCCTGTCCTCGTCTTTACCGGACACATAGCCGATGTAGCCCATAACATCATAAAAGTTGCGTACCTTTATGATGTCGCTCAAATCTTCCATCCCCACAGATCTGATTGCCTGCTCGACATCAGTGAGAATGGATGACACATCCAGCAGGGTGTAGCTCTTTGCGACGCCGCCAGATTTTGTCACACCCACGGCGTACTTCTTGACAATATCCTCAAGGGGTGTACCGTCCACATCCGACTTTTTGATCTTCTTGGCGTCGCCCTTTTTGAAAGTGTTTGCAAACAAGTCAACCATACGGAGGAGCTCTCTCTGATTTCCAAAGTCTGAGAAAAAATCCAGCTTAATCAGGATGTCGAGCTGTCTGGAATTGATAGTGGTCTTTGTGTCGAGATCTTTAAGAAGTTCCATAAAGCTTGTATATCTCTGACTCTTTGACAGGGCATACAGCTCGTCCGCAAGACCGGCGCTCATATACTTGATGGATGTAAGTCCCTTGGCAATGATGCGCTTTTCTCTGTCAAAGAAGTATTCGCCTCTGGACAACCCCCACTTCGGTAGTGTGACCTTGATGCCGACCTTTGTGGCATAAGCTGTAATGTCGGCAGTCTTCTCCATATTGTCACCGAAGATATTCAGGGCTGCTGTAAGAAACTCAAGCGGGTAGTAATAGCGCAGATACCCACAGACATACCCGATGGCAGAGTAAGCGTCCGAATGGTTCCACGAAAATCCATAGGCTGATGCGTCCAGAATGATTTGCAGGAAAGGCTTGATGATATCCTCGCACTGCTGCTCCGTCATATCGTAATGCTCGATGCAAAACGCTATGAATCGACGCTCAATTTCGGGAAGTAACGTCTCGGTGCCTTTCTTCTTTGCAATAGCGCGGCGCACATTATCTGACTCTGCCGCTGAGTAGCCGCAGAACTTGACAAGGAACTGCATAATGGTTTCCTGCATCGCAATTCGTCCGGCTTCCGGTGCAAGAAATTCATTGAGCGCATCGAAACCGTTGTCGTAAAACTCACCATTGGCGACGCTGTCCCGAAAGCTGGCACAGGCCGGACGCAAAAGCCCGTTTCCAAATGACATCCATTTCAGCATAGAGAAGTTCGGAATTTTGGACATCGCTTTTTCCAGCGTTTCGTCCGACATAAACCGTTTCATATACTGCTGAGCGCTGTTTGACTCCCATTGGAAGATAAGCGTCGTACTATCACGGATACTTTTCCAGACAGCCATATCGTTCATATCTGTGTTATCCGGTGTAAGACGTTCGATGCCGAGCATTTTACAGGTTTCGTTGATAACACCGATGTTGTCCAGACCGAGGATGTCAAGCTTGACGTACATCAAGTCGTCAAGCTCTTTCATGTTAATCATCGAAACCGAATAATCTGATGTTGACACGCTGCACAAGCCCACGGTCTGCTCAATGGGCAGGTCACTGATGAGAACACCGCTCGGGTGCGTCCCGATGGATACGATGGTTCCGTTGACGATGTCCACATATTTGAAAACTTCCGGGTAATCTTTCCGCATTCTCTCGCTGACCACCCATTTGCCATCGACCAGCTCCACCTCTTTGCAGATGTGGTTGGAGATTTGAATATAGTTTACATCCGCATTGTCCTTGTACAGTGCGCGGCACACATCTCGAATGGCGCCCTTCAAGGCAATGGTGTTGAAGGTGATGATCTCCGCAGACCGGATGTTTGGGAGGTTCATTTTATCCCGCAACAAGAACTGCTTAACCGTTTCTCTATCCTTGCCGGAGTAGTCGGTGTCGATATCGGCATTTGTTACACGGGACGGGTTCATAAAACGGAAGAAGTTCAAGCCGAATCGGATGCTGTCCATCTGTGTGATACCCAGCAGGTAGGCAATCATACTTCCAGACACGGATCCACGACCATAACCGCACTGGATTCCCTGCTCTTGTTCCCACTCCCGCAGATAGGTCTGCAGAAGCATAAAGTCAATGGACTTTGTCGCCTCGTAGACCTTATATTCCTCGTTCAAAGCCTGCCTGAGTTCCGCTTCACTGTGGTTCTTGAGGGCATATGGGTGTTTGTGCATCGCTTCCAGAACTTTTTTCTGGAACGTCTTTTCCGGGTTCTCGTAGATGTGTGGGTACTTGGTTCCCTTATCAAGTTCAAACTCCTCGATCATATCTGCAAGCACGTTGGTGTTTTCGATTGCCTGTAAAAAGATCTCTTCCGGAAGAGAGCGCTGCTTTCGATAGGCGGCAACCAGCTCATCGTATGTCTTGAACTTCAAGTCCCATAGTTCTTCTCCATCAAATCGAATATCCTTTGACGTTTGGAGAATACTCCTGCCCTTTTCGTGAACTTCATTGAGCACGTGGGTATCTGTCCCTGCGATCAAAGGAATTCCCGTACGTTCGCTGAGAGAAAGCATCGTTCGGTTGTAATCCACTTGACGCCCATCAAAATGGTGGCCGACCTCCAGAAAACTGCGGTGTTTGTTCTGCTCAAGAAAAGACAGAAACCTCTCCTGCGTTTCCTTGTTGGCCTTTCCGAACACTCCACCTACACAGGCGGTGGTAATGATGATGTTGTCTGATGTAGAAAACAACTCGTCAAATGTAATGCGCGGCGCATAGTAGTAATGGTTGTCCTTACGGTTAAAGCTGTTTGAAATAAGCTCGTTCAGCTCAAGAAAACCGTCATAGTTTTTTGCCAGAAGCACACAGTGATAGTTGTCGCGGATTTTTTCAGCAAGTGTGGTGGTCAGATACGCTTCTACGGCGTGGATATACTTGAGTCCGGCAGCTTCGATGGCACTCTTTTTGTGATACCATTCAAAAACCGAGCCATGCTCTGAGAAGGCCAGCGCTTTCATACCGCATTCTTTTGCTTGGGCTATGTATTCACCATACTTTGTGACCGAATCTATATTTGTAACACCGTTGCTGAGATCGCTGTGCAGGTGGTAGACTGTATACTGATTACTTATCGCCATGACAACCTCCCCTCGTATAGTTTTTTCCACACTTCCGGCCCTTTATCGACCGGAGCATCCTTATCTTCAAGCAGATCGTCCCTGTCCCAGAGGTATTCGACCCGCACAAACTGCTTGAGCCGCTTAATATTGTGGTCTTCGCGTACTGAAACATCCTTGTCGAGGGCAAATACCACTCTGCAGGCCAACCTTGCAAGCAGCTTCATCTGGTTTGGGTTAAGGTGCGATGTTAAAATCGCACCTGTGTTGTGGATACCCCAGGTGTCTGCAAGCAAAACAGACTTACAGCCCTCGAACAGGATAATCTCTCGTTTCTCTTTGATATATTTCAGGTTTTCAGACAAGCCGTAGATGGTATCAAGCTCGCCCCAGGGCTTGAAGTAGGTATATTTTCGCAAACCTTTCTCTTTCCACCCATCATCCAGTGTTCGACCGCCTACGTTGACGATTTTTCCCTCCGCATTTCGGATTGGATAGACGAGGCGGTTGGAAAAACTGTCATAGCAAACCTGAAACTTGTCCAGAGAGGCGCGGGAGATGCCCTCGCGCTCCCATACGGCGAGCTTGTCGTCCTGTTTTTCGTAGCGCTCCATATAATCGTCAGGTAAAATGGTTGCCTTGCTGTTCTTTGGCGGCTTCTTCGGCCTTGCGTATCTCTTGGCAACCTCTGTCGCCGAAAGTTTGCGGTGCGGTCTGACTTCTCCATCAAAACCGGCATATTCCTTCAGTCTTTCTATGGCTTCTGCATATCCGCACTTGAAGTAATACCTAACAAAGGTCAACACATTGCCGCCAATGCCGGATGAAAAATCATAGAACGTATTTTCTTCCCTGCGAACGGAGAATGACGGCGTGTTTTCCTCTTTTAGGGGCGAAAGCGCCCAGTGTTCGCCGTTTTTCTCGGTGAATTCTGTGTATTGAGAAATGTATTCGAGAATATCGATGGACTCGATAAGCCCAGATAGCTCCACGCCGTGTCCTCCCTTCGTTTGTTATTTAATTATGTTGAGAAATTAAAACGGAGACTCGGGAATGTGTTGCTTTGCCTGCTCATAGAGTATGTGATTGCCGTCAAAAAGCAAATCTATGTATTCGCCCTGCGCCATCTGCATACCGTTTCGGTTTACTGTGACGCGGAGCTTTTTATTGCCGCACTCCGCACCGTCCGCCTCAATTTCCTCCGGGGTTTTATCGGAGATCATCGCGATTGTCGATGCGTTTCTGGCAATCTTGGCGCTGTCTGCTAATTTACCGGTGATAGTAGCTTGGGCTGCGCCGATTCCTGCGATATTCATTTCTCCGCAGATCTGATTCTTTACCATATCCACAAACCTACCGAGTTCCTGGTAACTATCGAAGGCGTCTCCTTCACCTTTACCCTTGAAGTAGTCTACAATAAGGACATCCAGACCCTGGGTGTGGTTCACTTTTTTGACAGCCGTATATATGCTGTGCTGGTCAAAGGTCGGGATATAAAGGTGTGTAAACTTCCTTGTCTTCATCCATTCCTTGGCATCAAGAATCCGTTTCTCATCTTCTTCGCTGTATGTACCGGATGTCAGCCGCTTGTATTCAACGCCAGACAGGTGAGCAAGGATTCTCGCAGTGAAAAGTCTTGTATTCAGTTCGCTGTCCAGATACAAAACCGCATAATCCTGCTTGAGAAGATCAACTGCACAGTTGAGCAGCATCATACTTTTACCCTGCTTCTGTTCTGCGCCAAAAATGAACAGTTCTCCACGTTCAATCGTAGCGTAGTCATTCAGCGCAGAAAACTTGAACGGGATACCGGCATAACCGGTGTTCTGCCGCCCCTTGATTTCATCCCAACAATCGTCAATGACATCTTTGTAGGCAAGGACATCTGTCGTTGCGGAAAACTCCATCATAACTTCGTCCAGCGCCTTGTAGATCTGCTGCTCGATCTCTTTCGCGGATTCGTTGAAGCATAAAGCTTCACACCTTTTCAGACTTTGCAGCGTGTCTCTGCGGAATGCCGCATCCATCACGTTGTCTACGCACAGTTTGTAATCCTCCGGCGTATGACGCGCAAGGTTCTCACTTGTGTCGATAAAATCATTGAGTTGTTCAATGGTAAGCTCGGCCGCAAAAGCGGCTGTGCTCTCCTTGCTTTTAAGAGATTCGATAATGCTGAAGGAGTCGATTCGCTCCACGCCCCGCTGTGCCAGATTAGATATGGCTGTGTAGATATATCTGTTTGCGTTGTTGACGAAGTGGTTTGGAAGAAGATTTTCGGAGTAAAACGAAAACTCGGGGTGGTAAACAAGCGTTGCGACGATTGCCGCCTCGCTTTCGATTCTTGTGATATCTTCTGCTCTCATCATCGATCACCCCTTCTGCACCAGTTTGTAGTAATCACAATAGTCCTGCATTTCACACAGATGTTTACATTTGAAAAACTCAATATCAGGGCGAAAAGCTGTCTCGTTTGTGATTTCCGACACCTTATCCGAGAGCCACTGCTTGGATTCGGCATATGCCTGTTCCTTGAATGGTTCTTCAATGAAGACAGGAATCCTGAAGCAGTTAAAGCAAAGTGTCTTGGGGAGTTTCCCGTACTCCTGCTCGACTGCGACCGAGTAGAGATAAAGCTGTTTCAAATAACTGTCCAATTCCTCATCGGTTTTGGTTGGCTTTTGCCTTGCACTCCTCGGTTTCAGTGCTCTGGATTTGTTGTCGATGACAAAAAACTCTCCGTCCTTTTCTCCGAGCAAATCGATATACCCAACAAAGGGAATACCGTTCAGATTGAAATCAACCCGCTTTTCTACTGCTACCACATCATACGGAAATGGCTGGAGCCCTTTGAGATATTGCAGTCCGCTGGAAAAATAATTGGCAAACACCTTTTTATTGGGAGCCCACCCCGCAACCTCTTCCCGAAAACCCTGCAGGTACATATCTCCGAGCTGCTTTGGCGTCCGTTCTCCTTTGAGATACATCTCAATGAGCTTGTGCATAAACGTACCATAGCTTGCGAAGAACATATCCTTGCTTTTCAGCCTGCGGATATACCTCAGATACCATCGATACGGACAATCATAGAAAGATTTTATCCGAGAGTAGCTCCAGGTCATATCCTGAATTATCGGTGCGTAATTGACATCTCCCATAGGCCGCCGCCCTTAAAACGGCAGGCGGTTATCGTCGATCTCACCCTCGTCTACTGTGGGCTGGGGGGCTGTCTGCTCTGTCGCCTGTCCGCTGTCACCATCTGCATCCTCGAAAGAGAACATCTTGAAGTTGGTATATGTAATCTTCTTCTGCTCATCGTACTTGGTTGTGACATCACAGTCACCAATCTTAATGCGCGAACCCTCACGGAGCTGCGCAGCTTTCTTGGCCGCCGCAGTGCCAATACACAAAACAAAACCGGAAAAATCCTGCTCATATTCACCGGTCTGTTTGTTCTTGCGGCTGACAGACATCCGCACCTTTGTGCTTGTGTCGCTCATGGGAGAGACTTCCCAAATCTTTGCGTATGCGCCGGTTCTGAAACCCATTAGACAATCACTCCTTTACGTTAAATGTTTCTTTGAAATCGCTCAGCAGCTTGGATGCAACAAGAGATTCCGTAATAGCAAAGTAATTTCCGCCCCTCGCATACTTTGCAGCAAACTTTTTGACATCATCTGCTTTGTTCGGGTTGGCGGCCAGAAAAGCCTTGATTGTCTCATCAACGCTCTGGATAATTTCCTCTGCTATCATCTTGTCTTCCGCTACACCGGCTGCTTTCTGCTTGCTTCTCCATTTATCAGGATCATCATCGGGAGTTGCGATATTGAAAAACTTCAGTAGGAAGTATCGCATTGCATAGCTAAGCCCGGAACCAAAACTCTGAGACCCATCTGTCTGGTGACCGACAAGAATCCAGGGTACATCGATGCGCTCCTCGGGATTGTCGTTATTCACCCAGGTAAAAATCATATCTGCGCTGACCAAGACCTCGTTGACGTGCTCCTCGTAGGTACTCGTCTCGCCGGTGGCCTTGTTCTGCAGCACCTTGGTCTTCTGGGTGTGGTACGGAGATACCGCGCTGCTGCTATGTATCACACTCGGGATAAGAGAGAGGCTATACTTGTCCATAAAACCCGAGATCTTTGCAAGGATTTCATCCTCGCTGACATACTTGTAACCGTAACCGGCTTTGTTTCGCTGAATGACCTCGACCTGCTTTCGGATCTTGGCAAGCCTCTGATAAATGTTTAGAGTATCTGACATATCATCCCTCCAATAAGTAAGTCGCTTTCATATCGGCCAGGTGCAGGAGCAGGGCGAGTTTGCTTCTCTCAAAGATATTACCAATGAAGTAGTCGCCGCCCTTGACCGATGTGTCGAACCCGCCCATATGTGCGCGGATGGCGTAGATTTCCTCTGCTTCAAGATGGATGAAGTTCTGAAGAATAATCACTGACTTTTCTCCGTGACCGCAGGGAAACTTCTCGTCGATTTCATAAACCGCTTTCGTGACCCACTGCCCATTCTCTTTTACATTTCTTGTTCCCTTCTTATAGAAGTTTGCCTTACAGAGATCGTGAAGCAGTGATACGATGGCAACAGTTTCCTGCGAATATGTATCCGCTAAAC